ATACCATATGCTTTCGCAATATGCACAAGACGGCGAGTGGAAATAACTTCATCGCAACCACCATCTTCAAAAGTTTTGCGAATTGCATCAGCCCATGTAACAAGGTTGTCAGCAAATGCATCATCGGCACGACCTTCACTCGACAATTCTTTCTTAACGATTTTCTTCTCAACATTATTGGGAGCCCAACCTTGTTCGAAGGTAATTGGGAATCGTTCAAGGAAGGCTTCATTCAGAACATTGGTGTACATGAAACGACCATCATCTGAACCTTTACCTTTTGTATTTGCAGTAGCAATGATAGTGAAACCTGCGGCAGGCACAATCACTTCATTTTTCTTCTTCAAAAGGAACGGCTTACCTTCAAGGACACGCTGAAGGCATGAAAGGTTCTGAGCACCGTAGTCAATTTCATCGATACACAAAACGGCACCTTGGCGAGCCGCAACAGTAACGGGACCATCACGCCATACCATTTCACCATTGATTAGAATGTAGTTACCGAGCAAATCACTTTCATCGGTTTCAGGCGTCATTGAAATACAAACGAATTTGCGTTTCAGTTTAGCACACACTTGTTCAACGGACATGGTCTTACCGTTACCAGATTGACCAGTGATAAACACTGGATAGAATTTACTCGAACCGATGATACGATTCAAATCTTCATAATTACCAAAAGGCACATAGTTAGGATATTGAGTAGGAACCAGATTCATCTGTTCCATGTCAGTGACAAGGTTTGTAATTTTTTGCATTGTACTAGGTGCAGGTGATTGTGCAGGCATCTTCAAAACCTGTGCAGTCAGATTCACTTGTGCAGTGGATACTGGAGCCACAATCGAATTAGGAACTTTATACAAACCACGACCAAGGCGGTTCTCTTCTTCTTTTGTAAACCACTGAGGAACTTTCATTCCGTTGGCATCACAAATGGTTTGAATTTCTTTAATTGTGATACTGGTCTGACCAGTAGCGGCAATCAAACTGAAAAACTTATCACGGTTATCACTTCTAGACATAATAAAAACCTTTCAACATCAACTAATCAAACTACAGTATAACTCAAAACCTACCTTTTGTCAAGTCTTTTTTTGTTGTATTTTTACAACACTGCAACTTGGTCGATAAATTTTGAGACTAGAACACGGCTCACTTGTTTATTTTTAGAGAATTTCATAAAAGCGGTAGCAAGTTTATTGGAAGTAATCTTGCCTTCAACTTCAATAGAATTATCTTCAACAGCCAAATCAGAACCACCAGGAATCAAATAGAATCGAGTATAGCCTTTGGTGTATGATTCAATAAACTTTTGCTTACGCATCACTTTACCCAATTCACCAGCCTTTTCTAATTTTTGTTGATACTCATGTTCTGGAACATAACCATCAGTAAACAAAGTCTCACCTTTTTCATTGGCATAGTATCTGTATATCGCATTTCTAATTCCACTAAGTTTTGGAGATGTTATGTAGAAACCAAGAACTTTTGAATTGGTAGTAACTTGCAACATTTCCATAAGACTAGCAGTCATACCACGATACTTAGTATCGACTTTGGTTTGAAATTTGCTTTTTTGTTCACGCAAAACAACAGTATCAGTCTGATTAAATCTCGACAAATGACCTTTTGTGTCGTGAATGCAATTGCTCGAATCAGAATCACCGTCATGCAAAATAACAATGTTTGAAATTTCAATATTGTTCATTTTGTTGAAATTCTCAACAACTGGTTTCAACGCAACCAAAGCGGCATTCAATGGAGTATTCGATAACGATTCACTTTCAGGAGTACGATATCTCGAATAATAACCATTGGACTTTGAGTATGACTTCATCAATAATACCAGAGCCATCATTGCTTTGTTGAATTCAGTGGAACTCATGCGAGAGTTAATCATCTCACGCAGGAACACTTTGTTAAAATGCAGGTCACCAGCATTCTCAGAAAATTGTTTGAAACTATAAGTATCCCAAACATTTACTTTATCATTTGGAAAATCTAAATTACGAACACCAACTTCATCACCGAAGCCATATGCAACAAAAGGAATGTTCACTTTGCGGCAGAAGGAAACTAGAATCAACAATTGTTCAATAGTACCAGCCATGTTATCATTCATGGAACCAGATTTGTCAACCAACATCACAAGACCATGAGACTTGCCTTTTGGCACTCGCATAACTTTGCGGAAAATTTGGTCATCGATTTTGTAATTGTAGATTTTGCTGATATCAATATCACCAGTGTTCGACAATTTAGATTTAGAATATGATTTTGCGGCTTTACGCATTTCAAATTCTTTAGCTAACAAACCAATGTAGCGGTCATTTTTAGAACGGAATTCATTCAACAATTTTTGACCACTCAGACTAGGATAGTTATCAGAGTAGTGATTCAAAATTTGTTCATTGACTCGCTTAGCAGGTGTAACAATTTTATCCAAGTTTGCAGTTGGAACATTTGCATACACATACTTTTTAGATTTTTCATCTAACAGAGAAGATTCATTACGGCGAAACTCTTCATCGGTTTTGCAAACTGGTTGTTTATATGATTCAGCAGATTCTTTATAACGATTAATGGATGAACCAACATCGGACTCTTCAGATTCAGAATCATCTTCTTCATCGGAATCATCAAATTCATAGTCACCGTTACCAGAAGTTTCGGCTTCTGATTTATCTTCTTCACCAGCATCATCGCCGTAGTCGAAATCACCTTCATCGGAACCGCCAAAGTCATCTTCCATTTCTTCAGAATCAAAATCATCTTCACTAGATTGTGATTCAGATTTTTCTTCATTGGCTTCTTCAGCCGCTTGCTTTTCTAATTTTTTAGCGGCTTCTTCATTAGCCTTGTTTTGCTCATCTTTTGAGTAGCCAAAGATTTTTGCAGTAACCCGTTCAACATCTTCCCATGTTTCGCATGATTCTACTTCCTTGACCATCAAGGATTCTTCATCATTGAATTTGATAGGAAGAGTATAACTAGATTTTGTGTAGAGGTTCAGACGGTCGATAAAAAACAGACCATCGATTTCGTTTTCTTTAACACCAAAGAAACCTTTTTTGAAAAGACCATGGTATGCATTGACAAACGATTTACGAAGACCAGGATAACGGCGTTTGATTTTCTTTTCGATACGGGCATCTTCAATCACATTCAGGAAGTGTCGAAAGTTTTTGCCTTTTTTCGAAGTGGCAGTGTGCCAACCTTCTTCAGGTGTCTCTAATGCGTGACCAACTTCATGTCCCATCAAAAGGTCATAGGTGTCACCACTCATTTCCTGCCAGATAGGACAGGTCAATGTGCGAGATTTTAAATCGAAGGATGCGGTTTGTACAGGTGCATGTACAATTTGAATGTCTTCATTAGCCATCAACTTGGCTAGTTGGGACTTAGACTCAACAGAAAAATTTGTCATAATGTATTTATCTCAATCAATCAAACTACAGTATAGCACATTCGGCGGTGCTTGTCAAGTAGTCAGAAAGTTGTTGTCTCAACTCAGGTTTCTGAGACAGAAGTTCACAAAGAAAAGATTGAATACCTTGGCTTTCAATCAATTCTACTACATCCATAGTTACAAACGATAGTTGCATTTCATCAGCATCTATCAAGTCATTGAGGGAAGTAATCGGCATACAGTGTCCTTTTCGATTAATCAGACTACAGTATACAACAGAACCGAGGTCCTGTCAAGTGTTTTTTTGTTGTATTTTTACAACATCATGGCTTGTAAAATATGAAAATTGGTTCGTATTTCAACCACATATCACCTTTAATCTTGCAGAAGTTTTTGGCTTTTGGCAAGCCAGTCTCTGTATCGATTCGATTACCACCTGGCATTTGTGCAAGTGACATTTTCAACTTACCTTGATACTGCATACCAAGACTAGTCAGGATGTCCATTGAGTCTTGCTCAAGTGGCAACATGTCACCATCGAACACGGCATCTGCAATGTTCCATAACAGATATCTATCATTCTTCAAGTACTCTACACATGTCTCAAGTGTCTTACGAAGAAAACCATCTCGCCACAAATCGTATTGAGAGAACTTTTTGTATGACTGTTCTTCATCTTCAGAGTAAGCCTCTTTTGCAAAGTATGGTGGTGAAGTAAAGATTAAATCTAGCTTACCTTTGTACTTTTGAAACTTAGGGTCTTTGCTAATCTCTTCAGAACCATGTTGAAAGATTTCGTATGTGTGTGTTTTTGGCCAGAGTGTTCCTACTGCTCTTGTAGTTTTCGTATTAAAGAAATCGGCGAACTCGTGATACTTTGTGCGACCGGGAGAGGTATCATGGTCTCTATTAGGGTCTGTGCCGATATAATGAATATTACGCTCATCGTTAATAGAAAGAGCACCAAGCAAGCGACCACCCCAACCAGAAGATGGGTCGTAAATATTAATTTGGTCTTGGTCTTTAAATTTTTCAGTGTATCGTTCATAAAGATATTTCGCAGTCAATGGTGGAAAGTTTACAGCATATTGACAGAAAGAAACACGGAAGGCTTTCAATCCAATCGGATAAAGTTTTTGACCTTTTTCAAAAAGTCGAATTCTAAAGACACTTGCATTCTTGTAGTCAATGTTTGTGATGCAGTGTGCAGGTATTGGAAGAGTAGCAATCTCATCACGGGTAAGTGTGATGTATTTGTTGTTCTTCAACTCTTCATTGTAACCAGTATACTCTTTATCTTCTTCAGTCGATTCAAGCCAATAGTCATGTGTACCTACACCACGACCTTCTTTGCTTTCGAACCATTCGACAAATTCTTTTGCAGAGTTTACTTGAACTGTAACTGAACCAATTTTAAGTATCGCACCAATCTGAATTGGTACTGAATAATGATAGAATGAATCTCTCTTGAAGTGTCTGCTTGCATAAGTGACAAAGGTGTCTAGCAATTCATCTTTAGCAAAGTAATCGTAAATTGATTTACCTTTGTTCACATCTTTAGTGTAGTTGATGCGAGTCTTCATCATTGTTGGGAACCACTGATTAACAGCATTACCAATCACACTTGTATTTCTAATTACATCTTTCTCACCAGTCAATTCATCTTTTACAAGAAATTCATGCACAGGAAAAGAAGTCATCTGATTGAATTGTTTTACAATCTCATGCTCATCATAGCCAACTCTAGGCGGTTGACCTTTCTCATCCCACAACTCAACAACGGTTTTACGCAAGTCAATAACCCATTGGCGAAACTCATCTTTGCTCATCCAAAGGACTTCTTCAAATGTCTTGTTGACATTCGATTCTAGTAATTCTCGATTTTTCTCATAAAAATAATTCATGCAACATTCCATATTAAGGCACCAGCAGTGCCATGTTCTTTAACAAAGGACCAGACTTTTGCATCATAACATACTTCCGATGGGTATGGGGGCAAATGTTCTGTCTTACATGCTTGGTCAAACTTATATGGCGAACGATATGCTGTCGCTCTGCCAATCTCTCTCTCATTCATAACATGACCAGTCATTACAATGTTTACCTTAGCATCTGGCCATGCCATTTGAAGACCTCTTGATAATGTACCTGAACTGGCAACAGTCCAAACTTCTTTCGGCACAATTGGCAAAGACTTTGCTACTTTAACTATCGATGCCAATACAGTTGGATGTTCTAAACCTAGAGGAAGAATTTTACGATTGACTGTATCTTCTTCATAGTATTTCTTTGCTTTTGACAAAGTGACATTTAGCATACCCATCTTCACCCAATGAATTGTTCCACCTAAGTCAAGAACTTTTTGTTGTTGTTCAGTTGGAGTTTTTCTTTCAGCCATGAAGAAGGTTGCTTTCTTCCCATATCTATTACAGACTGCTGTAAGTGAGATAGGACCCCAACCAACTTTATTCGCACCACCAAAGACCCATTCAGTTGCAGGGTCTGTCTTAACCAAATAATCAATAAATCTTACTTTGCTACCATACCCTAACAAGTCATCACGAAGTACATTGAAACCTTCATGCAATTCAATAACTGGTTTTGGGTTTGGGTCTTGCCAATCTTCAAATGATTCTATCATGTAATTTTTTCTCAGTTTCTATATCAACAACAAGA